TGCATGCAACTGCATTGTATAATCTGTCCAGGCAGGTAAAAGTTCTTCTTTAGTTTTACCAGCTAAATCATCTAATGCTTTTTGACTGTCTGACATAAAAAACTGTCTAACAGCTTTTGTTGCACTTGCAATTTTGCTTGTGATACTTACTAATATTTCACCAAATTCAAGAAATATTCCTTTTAGTTGAGTGTTTATTATTTGACCTTGCAATGCTAGTGCTGAATTTAGTTCTTTACTTCTTAAAGTTGCTCCTTGAGTTAAAATAGCCCCACTTTCTAATGCTTTGTTATAACTTTCTCTTAAAGCTTCTCCACCTTCTTTTAATAATCCAACTAAAACGGCGCCTTCACTATCAAACGCTTTAAATGCCATCATCAAAGCCCTTTGATCACTTTCTGCGTTCATTACAGCGTCAGCATATTCAAATAATACTTCTTTTGTTGTTTTGATATTCCCAGCGCTATCACGTGTTGATATTCCAAGCTCTCTTAATGTTCCTAATAACTCACCCGTTCCTCTATCGGCTTCGCCAAGTCGTCTGCTAAACCTTTGCAGAGCCATATCCAATGTTGTGGATTGAACCCCAGCAACTTGTTCAGCCATTAATCTAAATGCTTGTAAAGCTTCCGTTGTAACGCCAATTTTATCAGCTGTAATTTGTATTTGAGCTCCAAATTGTATTGCTTGTTTTGTTGCGTCTGCCAATCGCATGGCACCAACACTGGTTGCAATACCAGATAAAGCCCCTTTAAAGCTAAATAAAGATTTACTAGCGTTTTTTAAACTACTTCTAAATGAACGAAAAGCTGTTTTTGATTTATCGCGAGCTGAAATTTCAGTTACGAATTTATTTGCCATCTTTTAATCCTTTTTCTTGAAGTTTATAAAACGCAATCCAATGAACATATTCAGATATTGACATATCTAATATGGCGTCAAGCGGCTGGTTTTTCCTATCCGCCAAACTATAAATAGCCAGCCAATGTGGATAGGTTATAAGTTTTTTTCAGCTTGCTCTAATGTTGGTTCATCAAATAAATCATTCAACATTTGAGTAGCAATATTCATAATGAACGCTACATCCATTCCGCGAAGTTCAAGTTTATCTGTATCATCAAATATTTTTGTGCCATCTTCATTTTCTGCTTTCATACAAATTAAATCGACCAAAGCATTCATGGATGGTATTGAACCAGATAAAACATCATCATAAAATTTAGGATGTAATCTCCTTAATTTTTCATCTTCACGAACTTTTAATTTAGAATAATAGACTTTCAAAGGTTGTCCATTTTCACCTAAACCTTCAACACTAAAGGAACTTTTCTCTTTAGATTGTTGAATTGCAATTAAGCGTTCACCAATTTTAGACATATTATGAAGCAGTTCCTTCAGTTAATGCGCCTGTGCCTTGTAAACTTATTGAAGCTGTTGCAACACCATTAGCTTCTTGACTAACAGAAAAACCAGTTACATATGCTGATCCATATAAATACTTATCAACACCTGAAGCTGTGCCTTCATAGTAGAAGTTTGCGGTTACTGAACCCTGAGCACCAGCTGGAATACCAGCAGCAGTTTTAATAGCGCCTTGAGCAGTATCTGCTTCATCATAAAATAAATCAACTGTGGCAGTCCAGCCAGACATAGTTGTTTCAAATGTCTTAACTGTGCTACCTATATTTGACACTTCAACTGTGTCTTGTGTTACGTCTAAAGACCAGTTCGTTACCTGTGAAAGTGTATCTGAACCAATCTTAATGACGGCTTCAACTCCTTTAGCGTATGCCATATTAATCTCCTTTAAAGTGGGGTTGATGAATTAGTAAGCGAAGTTTTATAGCTTACATTAAAAACCATTCTGGCAGTTCCTATTGGTTTTTCGCCCAGACTGGAATATTCGATTTCTGTTGTTGTAAGTTCACATAGAATACTTGTGCCATTCAATGTTGGATCAGCACCAATTGCTTCTTCAACTTCTTCACAAATATTATCCATTGTATCTTCAATGTCATTATTTTGTTCAACAAAACATTCACAAATGATTTCTAAATTTCTAATTAAAGCGCCTGGGCTAACTTCATCCAATTCAGATGTTTCATTTTCAGCAACAACAACTAATGCTGGTAAATTGTCTTGTGTTAAATTATATAATCTGGTGTCAAAAACATTTGATCCAGTTGTGCTTAATCCTGTTACCAAAGTAACAAATCTTTCCCTAATTGTTTGTCTTGCGTGTGCCATGATTTATTGCTTTTGTAATTGTAATAAACTGACGCCTGTTCCATCCCTTTCAATAACTTTGACTTTATAATTAACATCAACGTCATTGACTGGTATCAACAATGTGTCATCAACTTTGGCACCAGTTGGAATATCAGATGTTTTCATAGTGAACGTTGGACTATTGGATGAAACAGCTATTCCAAAATCATCTGGTGCTGAAAAATATGTTTTATCAAAAACACCAGTTACAACATATTTGTCTGAAGTTGCTGCAACTGTCCAAGTAACTTGAATAGCCCAATCATTCACATTGAAAAACGCATTTGAAGCACTATCAATCGTCATTGTGATCTTCTAAAGGTTGATCTGGGGAATAATTTTCCACAAAACTATCTTTTGGAATATCAACAACTTCGTCTGATCCAACATATTTAGCTTTTTCATTCTGAACTAACTTATCAGCTGTTACAGTCGCTAAGTCTAAAATGTCACCAGCTTCGTATTCAACTCCAGTTATTTCAACAGCAGAAGTGAGTTTAACTTTACTCATCTCTGTTATCCGCTTCGTTAACTCTTGTTGTTTTTTTTGCTCCACTAGCTTTGGCTTCAGTCGCAACGCCACAATTTATTAAATATCTGCCGTCACTTTCGCTCTGAATTTCAACTGTTTTACCAGCTTGAACTTTTTTACCTTCAATTAGTGAATCTCTAAGTAGTGTTATTTTCATGTTTTTATTTGGCGGGGATTGCTCCCCGCCATCTCCTAAAAAATTTTTAGTAAGGGTCAATTTCTAGTTATGAAGAAACGCAGAAACTGACAGGGTGTTTAACGCCAAAGTCCATTGAAGTTAGAACTCTTAAACGTAGTCCACCAGATAGGAAAAGAGCTTCCCTTGAAGCTTCAACTTCAAGTCCGCCGCCCCATGTAGCAACTATAAATTCACTAAAGTCGCCGAGGATAGCATTGTTCGCTGGAACCTGACTTGAAATTAAAATTGGGAAACCATTTAAGAAGCCATCTCTAGCAGCAGGCGGTGAACCAGCACCAGTTGTTTGTAGAGATTTAGCGCCACCATTTAACGCAGGTGTAAGAAGATAAGCAACTGAATTGCCGTCTAAATTCTTATTGTCTGCATATATAGCACTTTCCATTGCTATATACTCGTCAAAAGTTGGCGAACCTGAAGATGAAAATGTAGTGGTATTAACACCAGATACATTAACAAGTCCAGTTGGCTCTCCAGAAGAACCTGATCCATTAAGAGCAGCATTATCTAAAGCAACGCCAGTAGCTCTTAAAAGGTTATTCCGAACCATGTTTTCTGTGCTGAAGCCGTCACTATTATTTAATAGCAAACGAGTAAGATCAGTATATACCCCAAGAACTTTTTCATCCAATGAAATTGTATCTAAACTTGGGTCAGAAGCGGAAACATCTCCACCTTCTGCTGAAACCCATCCAGCAGTTGATAATGATGAAACTCTTGGAATTGATACATTACCAGTATTTCCAGTTAGTCTGGTTACTGGTAGTTGTAAAATAGTTGAAAACGGTGTTAATGCGTCAACTAAATTTCCATAAGATTGATCTGTAAATACCACTGCTGAAGAATTTGTAGTATTCATAGTTCTAGCCATGTCACCACATACTTCTTCAGGAACAAAGAAACCTTGTGTTTCTCTGCCAACCTTTTTACCATAAGCTCTTGAAGCTTCTAATTCAAAAGCAGCTTCACTTTCTGGAATATAACCAGCTTTAGCTTTTGCAGCTTTTAATATAGAAAATTCTCTGCTTTCTTGGTCAGTTAAACCAATGTCATTTTTTTCCAATGGTTTGTTTTCGAGTTCTTGTAAAAGTGTTCCTCTAAATTCGTCTATTGAAACACCTTCGGCAACTGCTTTATCAGCAAGTTCCCTTTTGTTATGAGCAGTCGCTAGTGAATAAATATCACTAATTTCTTTTTCACGCTGCTTAACAGCTTTGTCTGAAGCAACTCTAATTTCTTCTTCATTGTCAATGCTGTTTTCTTTATTTTCAACTTGATCAGTCATAATATCATCCTTTTTCTGTTGAATTTTGTTAAAAGAAATTGAACGCCCAATACCAACGCTTTGATCAGCTGCACTAGAAACTAAACTCACTTCATAAGGAGTGAATTTTGCTCTAAATACATCTGCTTCATAGTCAGTATCTTCGACTTTGTTCAATTCATTAATTTGATAACCAATACTCACTTGTGTGCGTATGTTATCTTTTACATCTTGAAAAACTTCTTTTGCTTTTGTAGAATTTCCAAATCTTACAGTTGCATTAAGTCTGCCACGACTTTGATCCAAGTAAGTGTTTTCAATAACCCCAATCATTTCATTCATGTCGTGATTTAAAAGCAATGGAGCTTTGTTATTTAGTCTGTCCAAGTTTATATCAGTTTCTCTATGACTTAGGATTTCCAATCCAAAATCACGCATAACTGGTTCTTCACTTGATACTGACATTGTGATAGTTCTGCTGTCATTATCATCACGAGTAAATTCAATTGGGAAAACTGCACGGGTTTCCTGTGCAACTTCTTCAGTTTCTTCAACCAACTCTAAATCAATTGGTTCAGAACGCTGTTCTTCTGTTTCAGATACTTCATCTTCAACAAATAAATTTTCATCTGGAGTAAAAACAATTTCCAATTCTTCATCTTCATTTCCAAATTCTAAATCTTCATCAATATTCATGGATTTTTCCTTTTTTATTATGGTAATTAATCTTCGTTTTGATTGTTTTCGCCATCATCATCAAAAGGTTCCCCAGTTTGTTGATTTATTTTAGTTCCGTAGGGCTCATAGGCGAGTTCTATGTTGAATTTTTCAGCTAATGCTGCTTGGCTATCCAATTCACTAAAATGTTGGCTCAATTGCTTACCATTTTGATTTAAACAATCTTGTATTGTTAATAGTCCATTTGATAAGCCCAGCTGATTAGCTTGTGCTTCTTTTAATGGATCAACGCTATGATAACCTCTAGCGTTAAATTCGACTGGATTTGCAAATTTATCATATTTTTGTATTGGTAAATTGATATTTCCAGTTGTTAATTCTCCTAATAACCATTTTCTATAAATTGGCTTACAAAAATGGTCTATAATAAATGTTTGCATTGTTTTAAATGCGTCACGTTCATCCAATAATCCTACTCTTGCAGAACTATATGATGTATTTGATAAATCATTTGATAATGATGAATATGAAACACCCAGGCCAGAAGCAATTGTTCTCATCATTGCTCTATCAAAATCACCAACACCAGTATTAGGGTGGTTCCAATTGGCAAATTCAATATCTGTGCCATGTGGTAAAACATCAATTGTGCCAGGTTCAAAGTTTAATGTTGGCATATAGCCATCATCATCCAAATAACCTTCAGCAATATCATTTTCACCAGTTGGGGTTCGTATAAATGCCATTTTACTTGCAGCAGATTTTGACGCTACAAGTTCACTTAATCTAAAATCTTGTA